TGACACATTGTTTTTAAGCAGCGTGTGCATGCTGCACTCCACCATTTAGCATTTTTTAATTGTTCCATATTCTATCTCTCCTTGCTTGCTCCATAATTATCAACGATGTGCCAGTCATCACATGCACAATTGCTGATTGTGTATACAATATCGTCTGAATCCGTTAATTTTAAATCAATACCATCTTTCGTATGGATCATGATGATTCCATCAACGATATGCCAATATCCAGTCCAATGACTACGCGCAACCTTGTGGCCACGCGTCATAGATATAAACGCAGATGCAAAATTCATATACAGTTACCTCCTAGATCAACTCAATGTCTTCAATTTTTGCACGAATAACAAGGATGTCCATATATTTTTTCATGGAATCCAACTGAAGATCATAAATTTCTCTTGGACAAGTTGGCTTGAAGTTTAGCTTTCCTTCGTCCCATTTGTCGCACATAGCTTTCAATTTGTCGTGACGAATCTTCACTTGAAAATACTCGCCTTTGAATCTATCTTTGTAATCTGTAGAGTTCATCAACTCTACTGTTTCATTTAATTCCATAGCTTTCCTCCTACTTGTATACCTTTCCAGTAATTTCTTTATATTCTTCTGGTGTGATCAAACCTTTTTTAACCGCATTCTTAACTGCAATTAGTGGCCACACTTTGGCTCTGTAGTACATCTTAATTTTTTCAAATAATTCTGAATGTTCCATTTTCCTAACCCTCCAAAATTGTATCTGTCATCATGGCAGTGTATAACACTTGTGCCTGGATTTTTTCTGCAGCACTAAGTGTTGGCACTGGCTCATAATCTAAGTAGTTTTCCGGATTGTTCTTCAAATCATTCAAATCAATGTTTGAAGTCAATTCACAGAATTCGTTGTAATCATATTCATAGTAGTGTTCAGAAGGACACATTTCTGTAGGCTCTGTATCGCCTTCTGCCTCATTCAAATAAACATAAACATAAACTTTATCATCAAACGTAAACGTCTGCACATTTGGCATTTTCTTGTAGAATTTTTGTCTTATCATATTTAGACACAACCTTTCTAGCCTTTTTAAACAAGGCAAATAGATTATTACTTTTTAGATATTGTTGAGAATCAGAATGTTCCAATAACCCTTTATAAGACAACAATGTCTTCGCATTTGTCACACTGTTTGGTGCTCTTCTGAACTTGGTGACCGCTCTTCTGATGTGTCGGAAAGTTTTTCTTCGAATCGTTATGTGATCACGATAGATTTTAAATCCCATCATATCAACGAAGTCATCATCACCAATTTTGAAACATCGCCAGGAATCTTTAAGATCCAATCCTTTAGTGCGCATTTCTTCTTCTAGTATTTCTACTGCACGCATCATATCTTTAGAATTAGATCCTGCGATAAATAAATCATCCATATAGAATAATGTTTTATAAATAAGATTAACTCTTTGAATTGTTCCATTTCTTTTATGTCTGACTCTGTATGATCTTTCCTGGATCTTGTGATATACATCCATCAAAAACAGATTACCAAGGTACTGTGATAGATATGATCCAATACTTAGACCTTTTTTGAATGTCCTGATAAGAGTCTTTATAAGCCACATAAGATGCTCATTCTTAACTCTTTTTTCTAGCCAAGCAATAATCGTGTCCTGCGGAATCGATTCATAATATTTGCGGATATCAAACTTACAAACATAGTTGATTCTGTATTTTCCATTGTGCTTTTCTGATAGCCAACGATGTATGGCCAAAGCTCCATAAATTTGTCCTCTATCAGGAATAGAAGCACACTGGTACTTTCCTAATCCTGCAATCAATTCAGACAATCCAGCCACTGCGATATAGTCATATATCTGTTGTTTGATGTCCTGGATGCCGATAACTCTTGCTTTTTGAGAACCGACATCATATATCGTTCGATACCATATAGGTACTAGATCCAACTGTCTGCACATCAATTCTTTCTGCAGTACAAGTGCAATGTTATCTATATCACCATATGTATCGAATAGTCTGACAATATCTGGTCTTGTCTTCTTTTTCTTTTGAAGACATCTATGTATACAGTCTTTTATTAAATCTAAATTAGTAATATCTACATTTTTACATTTTCTTTTCATTGAACTTTAAATCCTTTTTCGATTGTTTGTGTATAGGGTTTCGACAAAAAGTCTACTAGTCTACGTTCGTCACAAAATTTTACATCACAACATGACGTTGTCGATGTGAGCATCTATATGATGGCTTACTCCAGTTTTCTGGGCTCGCGAGACATGGTTAATGTATTTAATTTATAAACAATCATGCGACAAGTAGTTCCACCTGGCATTGCCAAGGCCATTCCTGCAATTCAAGTAACAAAGGCCGGCATTCGAGCCATTCCTGAGGTTACCGCCCTACCATGAATCCTCTAAATTTAATATTTAATTATTAGCTAACAATGCAAGGGGGATGACCCCTTGCAACCCCCGATTGAACAATCAATCGAGCGACAAGCAGCTCCACCAGGCATTGCCAAGGCCATCCCCGCAAGACAAGAAACAAAGGCCGGCATTCGAGCCACTCCCGAGGCGACCGCCCGTAAGATATTCTCGTGTTCCACTTGTTGATTGTCCTCCGGCATATAGATAGTCACCTACGCCCTGGCTTGAGCCGGAACCGAATGCAGATGGAAACCATGCACCATCCACGATAGAGATATCTCCAATCCACGAATCTGAACCATCTGCCTTGGCCGGAATTGTTCCAATCTTTGTATAAGTATTCTTAATTGTGGCTTCTGACGACGAATGTGCAACACCTCTAGGCGCACGATATACATCTTTCGAATAATCCGCATTGAAAATCATCACTGTATCGCCTGGAATCGTCCATCCACCAACACTGAATTCTAGTCCTTGAATTCTATATGGATGTTTTCCATCTGTGTTCGATGTTGGAGATCCATCGTGATGACCGATGACTACATCTGTGCATCCACTATCCCAGTGCCATGAAGACATGTAGATGTATTGTGTAGCACTTCCTCCAGTGACTGGAGTTGTATCGAAAGGATCGCAATCTAGATAAACCGCACAGTTATCTGCATCTAGATCATCGATTCTTAGAATCTTGGCCGCATATGCGTATTTATACATCGTTGAATTTCCTCTATCTAAATCGACAGAGCCATCACCTTTATCTCGACCATATCCGACTAATACGCTGGATCCTATTTGCCATGATGTTTTTTCACTCTTTGGAATTGGGAAATACGTAGCTTTTGTCGAACGTTCCACACTGGATTTCGTCTGCATAGAATAGTTTGTATTTCCTGAGAAGATTGTCTGCGAGTTTTTAGTTGCATACTTAATCATCAACATGATGATTCCGAATGACTGTCTATCGATTCCGGCGCCCCAGTAACCAGCTCCTTTTTTCTGATAATTAGAAAGAATGTTATCGTGACTTTGGTTGATAGCTACTTTCCCTGGTTGAGATCTCAATTTTCCGTCGCTCGCAGTTACGCTGTGAAATCTAGAATAAATAAAGTAAGGCATTACTGTGCCATCTGCACGCACTGCAGCAAACCAAGGTTTTAATCCTAAAGCGTGATTAGGTGAATCAGAAATCAACCATTCTGTGTAATTCTCTGTTTCGATTTGTTTGTAATAGAAAGTCATCTGCAGAGCACCACAGTCAACTGCACCTGTCTCCTGATAGTTTCCATCGCCGATCATTGCGACTGGATATGCAAAACCATCATCGTATCGTTTGTAGTTACATTCGTACCACTTGAACAAAGGAATATTCTTATAGTCATCTGTACCCTCAACTGTATCTGTACTAGGTTGGCAGACTAATCCGACATTGTCTCGTGTCTTTTCGCACGAACTCGTTGGATTTGACGCAAACTTCCACACTTTTGTTCCATAGATTTTTCTTGTTCTCTGTGGAATAAACATTGAATTAAAATAGTCGGCACTGTATTTCTCATATCCAGGCACCATCTTTTCAAGCGCATTCGCAACTCTTGTCAATTGTTCGTCTGTGGCCAGAAACTTTTCTACATATGTTTCTGTAGAAGCTGCTAAAGCTACTTCACTCGAATTCTCTGACATACTTTTCCTCCTTTAACATTCAAACCTAAAGTGTCAATCAAGTTATTGATCGTAACCACTGCGGCTGATTTTGTGTTTTCAATATCATCAATCGCATTTGTGTGTTTGGACGCGATTGAACTCAAAGCATTGTCTGAATTCTTTTTGATTTCAGACAAAGTACTTGTTTTAGTCGAATTGATTTGTTGAACCGCATCATCCGACACTTGTTTGGCATACGCTAATAGTTGCATGACTTCGTCTTTTGACTCTGTGGCCACTGATCCAGTCACATGCAATAAACCTTCGGCCACATTGCCGATAGCTTTCAATGTATGCCATTCACGTTTAACTGTGCTACCATCTAGCATTTCTGCACACACCCAGAATTCAACGCTTCCTTTTTCTTTTAAGGCATTCGCGTCAACTTCCCAGGCAAAGCTGCAGATTCCGTTTGTGATAAATTTATTCGTGACTAAGTAGGATCCAAACTCTCCGGC